CTCGTGAGTCTGAACATCCAAGATCTTACGAAGTTGCTGGTCAACTTATTAAACAAGTTGCTGAAGTAACTGAGAAACTTGGAGACCTTCAAGCAAAAATGAAGAAGTTAAAAGAAGTTCCTAAAGACGCACCACAAAATGTAACCAACGCATTGTTTGTAGGTAGTACAAAAGAATTACAAAACATGCTAAAAGGTAAACTTGAAGAGATAGATAGTGGCAACGACAAAGGCAAGTGATAATCAATACTTAGGGAATCCGAATCTTAAGAAAACCAATGTTCCCTTTGAGTACACTGAGGAGCAGGTTGCCGAATATGCGAAGTGTATGAAGGATCCATTATACTTCATACAAACTTATATGCGTATCGTATCTCTTGATGAAGGTCTTGTACCATTTGATATGTACAACTTTCAAAAAGAAATGGTTGATACATTTCATAATAATCGTTTTACTATCTGTAAACTCCCTAGACAGTCAGGCAAATCAACAACTATTGTAGCATATCTCTTACACTATGTTCTATTTAATGAGAATGTAAATGTTGCGATTCTCGCAAACAAATCATCAACTGCTAGAGATATTCTTGGTCGATTACAACTGGGATATGAGCATCTTCCTAAATGGTTACAACAAGGTGTTATATCTTGGAACAAAGGTAGTTTAGAAATAGAAAATGGTTCAAGTATTCTCGCAGCATCTACATCTGGTAGTGCGATTCGAGGTGGTTCATTTAACATCATCTTCCTTGACGAGTTTGCTTATGTACCATCTAATGTTGCTGAAGATTTCTTTAGTTCAGTATATCCTACAATATCATCTGGTAAAACAACGAAGGTTATGATAGTATCTACACCACATGGTATGAATATGTTTTATAAACTGTGGATGGATGCTCAAAATAAAAGAAACGATTATATTCCACTGGAAGTACATTGGTCAGAAGTTCCAGGAAGAGATGAGAAGTGGAAAGAAGAAACAATTCGTAATACATCAGAACAACAATTTAAGACTGAGTTTGAGTGTGAGTTCTTGGGTTCTATTAACACACTTATCAATCCAAGTAAGTTAAAGAATCTAGCATATCGTGAACCAATACAAACAAATGCTGGGTTATCATTATATGAAAATCCAGATAAAGATAAAACTTATATGATAACTGCTGATGTGGCACGAGGAACAAATAATGACTATTCAGCGTTCTTAGTGTTTGATGTGTCACAGGTGCCATATAAGGTTGTTGCTAAGTATCGTGACAATGAAATTAAACCTTTAATGTTTCCACAAAAAATACACACTGTTGCTAAAGCATACAACGAAGCATTTGTATTAGTAGAAGTAAATGATATTGGAGAACAGGTCGCTAACACTCTCCAGTTTGATTTAGAGTACGATAACATGATGATGGCATCAATGCGTGGTCGTGCTGGACAAGTTCTTGGAGGCGGTTTCTCGGGCGGTAAGGCGCAACTTGGAGTAAGAACTACAAAAGCAGTTAAGAAGGTCGGATGTTCTAATCTAAAACAGTTATTAGAAAGCGATAAAATCATAATTGAAGATATTGATATAATAAGTGAGTTGTCTACATTTATTGTAAAGGGATCGTCTTGGGAGGCAGATAGTGGTTGTAATGATGACTTAGTTGCGTGTTTATTCTTATTTGCGTGGTCTGTAGATCAATTATACTTTAAAGAACTTACTGATAGTGATATTCGTCAAAGGATGTTCAGAGAACAACAGGATCAATTAGAACAAGACATGGCACCATTTGGTTTTATTGATAATGGCGTAGATGATGTTGATGTTGAGGTTGACGAATATGGTACGAGATGGACTACAGTAGTGAGGGATTATAATAGTGATTGGTAATACCTTAGATAATTTTTTACATGATGAAGATAATTTTCTAACACAAGAAGAAGTGAATCTAATAAACACAAAAGTAAAATCACTAAGAGGTTATTGGAAAAACTTCTTAGAATATAATATAGCAGAAGAAGAATACTTTAAAAAAATACAAAACAATTCTTACAAAAATGTTGATTATAACATTTTAAGATCATATTATTCGATACAAAATAATTTAGGCGATGCAGTTTATATGTTAGAGCCTGGAAAGTTTGATGAAATAAATTACGAACTTCAGTCTATATTACGCAATGAATTTGAATGGTTGTATGCAAGATTATTAGATACAACAAAAAAAGTTTATAATTTTGAAGATATAAAATATAGTGATGATTTACCACTTCCTGGATTTCATATACATTTTGGTGAATTTGATATGACTAATTTTACAACACATAAAGACACAAGTATTCTTCATTTTAAAGAAAATGTAGATATTAATAGTATATCATCATATACATCTATAATAGAATCACCCAAATCAATTGCTCATATGGATTATGGATTTGGAAAAAAGGTATATGAAAGTGGAAAACTTCACTTTTGGAATGGTATGGTTGATCATAAAATAGGAGATTTTGGTATGAGTTTAGGAGAATACAGAATAACTTTTCAAGGACACTCATATAAAGATAGTAAAGATGGAACTGTTTATCTATATTTTTAACTGATAATGTATGTCCATTAACTCATTATCTATCTTTATTTTACAGTTAGCACAAACTACATCAGATTCGTTGATTAGTTTTTCCACTTCTTTTCGACTTTCACTATTCATACCAACTCGTTTTATTTTGTCTCTTATCTCTTTATCGTGGGGATGAAACTTTAAACAAGCAATTTCATTCTCATCACAATATTGACATTTACTATTTTCTAAATACCTACTTAAAGATGAAACTCGTTTATGGTAGTTTCTTTTTGAAACTCTTTTGATAGTTTCTTTATATTTTTCGTAATGTTCATTCATTATATTATTTATATTCTTTTTGACTTATAAATTAGTCCTCTGAAAGTTGACAATTTATAAATAAGGTGACAAAGTAATATTAATATTAATTTTAGGAGTAAACACTATGGGATTTCAAGTCTCGCCTGGTGTCCAAGTAAATGAAATTGATTTGACGAATGTTGTTCCTGCAGTAGCAACTTCGATCGGTGCGACAGCTGGTGCTTTCCAAAAAGGTCCAGTTAATTCTCCAGTTCTAATAACTTCAGAAGAAGAATTATTAAGAATATTTGGAAAACCGCAAAATACAAGTAATCAATTCGAATCTTGGTTCACAGTGGCAAACTTTTTAGCGTACACAGACGCTTGCTATGTTACTCGTGCTCAATCTGCTATTCAAAATGCTGGCGCAACTGGTGGCGTTCTTATTCGTGATGACGATCACTACTTAGACAGTTTCAGTACTGGACAAGGTTCAGTAGGTGAGTGGGCAGCAAGAACTGCTGGTATATGGGGTAACTCGCTTGGTGTATCAGTTTGTGCTACAGCAACAGCATACCAACAAGCATTTGGCGCAAACAATCAAGTAAACCAAGCAGATGTAGCAGTTGGTGATACAACAATTACAGTAGATGATGTTAATGCTTCATTTGCTGAAACAACATTTAATGCTGAATCTGATGTTGCTGGCACAGCAATTACCATCTTAAGTCATCCTTATAATACAGGAGATCAAGTAACTTATTCTATTAAAGGTGGAACTGTTATTGCTGAATTAACTGATGGTACCACATACTTTGTAATTAGAGTAGACGCAGATACAATAAGGTTAAGTGCAACTGATGGTGGTGCTGCGATATCATTGACAGATGGACCAGATGAAAGTCACGGATTAACACTAGCTGGTGGTGGTGGAGAAAATCAGATTAATGTAGGCGATTTTCTTTCATTCTATACTGATTCTGCGTATACAACATCAGCAGATAACTATCGTGAATACGAAGTAACTGCTGTTGATACTGGATCAAATGTTGTTACACTTAGACTAAAAGACGATCCAAACGGAGCAGGTCTACAAACTGCTATTCCTGATGATGCATATATCTTAAGACGTTGGAAATTCTACGACTTATTTGATAGTGCTCCAGGAACTTCAGCATGGGCAACAGCAAATGCTCGTGGTACTGGTGACGAATTACATGTAGTTGTTTATGACACTACAGGTGATATAACTGGTTACGACAACGATGTAGCAGGTCAAAGAACTAGTTCTGTAATTGAAACATTCTCAAATCTTTCTAAAAACGAAAATGCTAAATCACCACAAGGTGATAGCATTTATTACCCTGATGTAATATTCAGACAATCTGCTTTCGTTTACTGGATGGATCATAACGCAAGTGGTTCAAACTGGGGTGACGATACTACTTCTGCTTATACAGCAGTAGATGTTCCAACATTAACACCACTTTCTGGTGGTACTGATGATTACGCAGTAACTGCTGGTGAAATGCAAACTGCATTTGAAAAATATCTAGAC